CCCCTCCCCTACACCCCGCCCTCCCAGCCCCCACCACCCCCCCCAACACGCCCCCAGCCATGGCAGGGATCTGCCCTTTCCCGTCGAGCGCCTGAAACGCCGCCACAGCGCCGCCTACTGCCGATGCACCCTGCACTACGCTGGCCTGCATGGTCTTGCTCTGTACGGGGCTTGTACGGGCTGGAGCGGGCTTCTCTTCAATGACAGGCGTGAGAAACAGATCAACCTCAGCTTCACGGCGGTTGACCAGACCCTTCACAACCTTGCCACCCGCCTTACGCCACATGCGGATGGACGTCGGGACGCGATCTTTATTGCCATCGTTGAAGTGGCGAAGCGCAGAAGACTTGCGGAACGCGGTCGGGCCGATGTTGTAGGCCAGTGAGGTGAAAGAGCCAAGCTCATTCTCATTGATTGGCGCGGTGATTTCTGGCTTAATCTCCGCAAGAAACTTCTCAATAGTCTTCTCAAGATACCAGTCAGCCTCAGCCTGCGTGATAACGGTGTCAGGGCCGACCTCGATGAAGCCTGCGGCGGTCGTTAATCCGTAGCCGACAGTCCAAACACCAGCCGAGCACTTGTAAGCCTTGAGCTTGCAGCCTTCCCAGCGCTTGATCAGATCGAGTGATGCTTTGTTCAACATTGTGTCACCTCAGCAAAAAGAAAAGATAACCGACACCAGATGTCGCGACGATCCAGAACACGCGCTCCGCAAAGCGTAGGGCTTGGCCGTTGTTGCCGACTTTGCTTTCCACGATGTGAAGTCTGCGCCCCTGTGCCGCCTGATCTGCATCGAGCGTGTCCATTCGCTTGAACAGGGTTATCATGCGCTCGTCGAGACGAGCCAAAGCCACAATCGCGTCAGACATAGTGTCCAGCTTCTTCTCGATCCGCTCAAGGCGCGCGTCATCGGACATTTTACGGCTCCTCTGGCCACGTTACATTGTCAGGAAAACCAGCCTGCTCAGGCACATCACGCAGAGCTTGACGGTATGCGGCCCACGCCGCTTGATCGACTGGAGCATCTGCAACCTGCGTCCAGTCACAAGCCACTAAAAGCTTGTCACGCAGAGCACGAGCTTCGTCAGCACTGAGAGCTACTAACGTCCAGCCAAGCACCCAGTGGCCTGCCTCGTTCTGCGCTGGCATGGCGTCAAGGATAGCCTTCTGACCTACGGGTGCTTCTGGCTCATGAAGCTTTGACACACGGTAGACGCCTTGGGCGTTAAGGTGGCGTGAGGAAACAACAGGGCCGTAGACCGTGTGCTTATTGGCTGCACGGAAGGATGCTTCGGTATAAGGCACTGGGTTGCCATCAATGAGCTTGATCATGTCCATCACAGCACCTCCTCGTTAATCAGGTAGACGTTTGTGCCGCCATCTGCAGTGAAGAATGTGTAAGCTGCACGTTTTCCGACAAAAAGAAGTTCTTCTGGTGGTTTTTGCACGGAGGATGGTAGTGTTATTGAAGTTGCAGTTGAAGTGTATATTTCCTTCACAGTATTGTCACTGTCGGAAAGCGAAAACAGAATATTCCCATCTTTAAATCTGAGTGATCTCCCTTGCGACCCAACACCATCAAGCATTAGGTCATCATAAGAAGCGGTTGAGATATCCCATGCCGTGCTTAGGGTGTGTTGGTGAATTTCGTCACCAAATGTGAAAAGCTTTGTTCCGTCTGGAGTTAAACAAACGGAGTAATTATTAGGGTCAACAGATGAAAGGGAATATGTTTTACTGTCAAATGAGGCGGTTGAAATGTCCCATGCAGTGCCCAATGAGTATTGATTGATATCCTGCCCAGCCGATCCCACAAGGTAAAACTTTGTTCCGTCAGGCTTAAAGAAGATATCAGCAGGCGACGAGTCTTGTGCAGAAACACTGAAGAAAGAGTCGTAAGACGCCGTTGAGATATCCCATGCCGTGCTTAGTAGGTATTCGTATACTCTATCCGTGCTTGCCCCAGAAATGAAGAGTTTAGTTCCGTCAGGCTTAAAGAATAGACCCCTGACGTTTGTGTCTATAGAGGACATATCAAGAGCCACACTGTCATAAGAAGCCGTTGCAATATCCCAAGGGGTGCTGAGAGTGTATTGGAAAACGTCATCAGCACCTTGACCAGACATATACATCTTTGTTCCATCTGGTTTAAAGAACAACCCTGCAGGAAAACTATCTTGCGCACTAAAGCTAAAAGATTTTCCAGTCAAGCTTGCGCCATCTAGGCTGTATCCTTCAGTAGCACCTACATCAGCCGTATAAGTCCACCGTGCTTCCGTTGGCACATTGCTAAAGCTCACTGTCGTGTCAGCCGTGAGAGTGCCAGCATCGAAGAAGTTGTATGTGCCTACGTCAAGCGCTTGGGTAGCACCTGAGACTGCGTTGTACTTGAATGGTTCAACACCTGTGACACCATTAGGGAAGCTTACAGGGCCAGTGCCAACCTCATCTGTGATTGTATCTACTCGAAGTGTGCTCATGTCGTAGGCTCCTGTGGCCATGTGATGTTGTCTGGGAAGCTTGACTGTGCAGGAATGTCACGAAGGGCTTGACGGTATACAGCCCAAGCCGCTGTGTCTACAGGTGCATCAGATACTTGCGTCCAGTCTGAGGATGCAAGGAGGGCGTCACGTTGTACTCTAACACCTTCATGTTGTGCCGCTTTAGCCGCAGCTACTTCTGCCTCTGTGTATGAACGCTTTGTGACTTCGCCAGTCTTTGCATTTGTAATGACTTCAAAGTATTCCATCATGCCACTCCGTAGACTGAGATTGAGCCAGCGTCAAAGACACCTGCTGAAATAGTAAACGTAATGCTAGTGCTGGCTGTGGTCAGGCCCGATGCTCCACCATAGGAGTTTCCATTAGCCGCCCCTGTGTACTGACTGCTTGCCCAAAAAATACCTGATGCTAGATCAATTATAGCTCCACCCTGACCAATGTGCGTCTGGTTATTAACGCCAACTATAAACAGGTTAATCCCATTTATACGAACCCAATCTATGGTCCCGTTGCTTCCAGACACACTGTTGCAAACGACAAATAACTGTTTGTAGTCCGTTAGTGTTAGACCGCTGAGGGTGACAGAAGACCCAGAAGCAGTAGCCAAAGTGCCAAGAAGAGCTACCCCACCAGCGTCTGGTAGATCAGCAGCCGTAAGCAATGCACCATCAGCATCAGGAAGCGTCAACGTCCTGTTGGTGTTACTATTAGGTGAGGCAATGGTGAATGTGCCAGTGCCTGACGCATTGGGGGTGAGGGAAATCTTGCTCATGTGCTAGGAACCTCTGGCCATGTTACGTTGTGTGGAAAGCCTGCCTGTGCAGGGACATCAAGTAGTGCCTGACGATACGCAGCCCATGCAGCCTGTGTGTCAGCATCAAGTGCAGCCCAGCGCAGAGCATTGCCAGCGATAGGGTCAACCTCAGTGGCAAGCTTCATGTCACGAGTGGCACGGACAGCCTGTGCTGCGGCTTCATCAAGTTCGGCTTGAGTGGGCGGGACGTATGCAGCAACGTCACCTGCGGAGGCCATAGCGGCCAGCAGGGCATTGTTGTCGATTGTCATGTCTGTGTCGTCAGGATCAAGTGTGTAGGGTATCCAGCCGTGGACAGGGTGCTCAATTTCGCAATCGATGCGTATATCGTCGATGTGTTTTGCGTTGCGATAATTCATCATGAAATCCTCACAAAAAGCGTAATCTGTTCAGTGTCGTAGGTCTGATAACCTCCCAAGGAGCGCCAAGTCCCTGCCTGAGCAGACGTATTTGAACCCATATACATGCTTGCAAAAGAGCCGTTCCCAGTGGTGCTGTTCATACCCCGCATCGCTGCTGGGTAGATACTGCTGCCAGCATAAGTAGAGCCGAAGTATGTGTAGCCAGCATAATACGCAAAAACGTAAGTCCCGACACCCCCTGCTGTAAGCCCAGCAGTAGCCGAGAGCACTTGAGCTGTTGTTGGCGTAGTGCTGATGCCAGTCAAAGCTGAGCCATCAATAGCAGGTAGTGCACCCGTTAGCTGGCTGGCGTCTATGTCACCTGTCAGGTTGCTCGCATCAACAGTACCGTCAAACTCAGCAGCCGTGACACCTGTTGTTCCGTCTAGTGTAATAGCCATATCAGAGTACCACCCATCTTCCGCCAGTCTCAACAGTAACAGTGACACCTGAGTTGATGTCGATTGGACCTGTTGTCATGGCATTTGTTGTTGCCGTTACGGTGTAGTTGGTTGTGACGACCTGACCGTTCTCAACGAATATCTTGTCTGTACCACCACCTGTAGCTCCAGCAGAAGCGTCAACCCAGTCATAGTCTGAGCCTGTCCAAGCGAGAACCTGATCAGTTGTGGCTGTGCCTGTGTTCAAGTGAGTGTCTACATCGGCATCTGCATAGCCAGCGGGAACCGTAGCCCAGTCGTAGTCCGTACCATTCCATGACAGATACTCGCCTGTAACCGCTGTGCCTGTGTTCAGGTGCGTGTCTACGTCAGCATCGGCATAGGGGGCAGGTGTGCCTGTGAGGTCACTGTAAGCGCCTGTGGTGGCCACTGTGGCGAGGTCTGCTGCTTGGATTGCACTATCCGCCAGAGCACCCTGAGCCGCTGTGGCGTAGTCTGTAGATGCTGTTGTTGCGGCAGTACCAAGGCCGAGGTTTGCTCGAGCAGTTGCAGCATCAACTAGGTCTGACAGATTGTTTGTAGCAAGCAGGGCGCCTGACAGGGAGGCGTAAGCCGCCACCCAAATAGAACCCTCGTAGACTTTCATAATATCATCAGTGGTGTTGAAGTATAGAGCTCCAGCGACGAGTGCATCACCATCATTATCTAGTGTGGGGTCGCTTTCTTTCTGACCAAGGTAACGGTCGTCGAAAGAGTCCAGAGCAGCAAGGGCTGCATCGGCAGACGCAGAAGCGGAGCTTGCAGAAGATGCAGCGCTGGAGGCAGATGTGGACGCTGAAGAAGCAGAAGAAGCAGCAGCGGTTTCTGACATCAGAGCAGCAGCGGCAGAAGCAGCAGCATTTGTTTCCGCAGTCTCGGCATTGGTCTCGGCTGTCTCTGCGTTTGTCTCAGCCAATTCAGCAGCGGTCTGGGCTGTTTGAGCAGCCGTTGCGCTTGTTGAGGCAGCGCTTGCGCTAGTGGCCGCAGCGGTTGCAGATGCAGCAGCAGCAGCAGCCTCATCATTAGCAGCAAGAATTTCAGCAATGTTGTCTGCGATAGTGGCAATGTCATTTGAGAGCGGACCAGCTTCTACTGCGCCAGTCGATGAATTAAAGGCCATGACTCGGCCCTTGCGATCATCGGTAAGAAGCATAGAAGGAGCGACTTCGCTGTCGTTCAAGTGGATTGTCCGATCCACTCGATCATCTAGATCGGCAATCTGAGCGACGATCGTATCAAGCTGTTCGTTCAAAGCGGCTCGGTTAATATCCTGACCAGCAACGAAGTCAGTAACACGCTCAAGAGATACATGGCGAACCAGTGTGACAATCGTGCCACCAGTGGCGCCAGTGACTTGCTGAACATTGGGCGGAGTTGCAGTAACAAAGGTTAGAGTGCCTGTTGAACCATCGCCGCCAGTCAGCGTGTAGTCCAAGCCCTCTGTTTTGAGCACGCCATCCACATAAATGTAGACGTTGCTGTCCTCAAAAAACTCAAAAGGAACGCTGAAGACGGTTTGAGTAACGCCTTCAGCGATTGAGTAGTTAATGCGTGGATTGTTGTCCGATACATCAATAGTCATGGATCACCTCGTTTCCAGCAATTTGCATAAAGCGAGGCAATCCATCAATGCACAAAACCACTAGGACAAGTTAGTACCGCCCAAAGCCAGAGGGTCCATCGAGCTCCTCTTGAATTGCATTCGTCATGTTGTTGACCATGCCCTTCATAAACCAAAGGCGAGCGAATGGCAGGTTGCGGATAATCTCCTTTGAGCCCTCACCTACATTGCCAGTAACCAGATCATAAGCACCACGAGTAAGGTCAGCGCCAATACTTGGGCCAGCGCCAAGCAAGCCAGTCGCAGCATCTACCGCATCAGGCTTCTGAGGGAAGCGTGGCTGCAATACACCGCCAGTAATGTTTGGCCCGCCAAGCGCCAGAGAAGTAGACATGGCGGTATAGAACATATCCGAGTAAAGCGCAGCTACGCCCGAGTAATCAAAGGATCGAGCAAACTGATCTTGGAACTCCATCTCTACAAAGTCAGGGGTCTTGTATTGCAGCACCATGTATCCCAGCCCCATTGCAATGGCAGTGCTGATATACTGGTTCTTAACTTGGCCATGAGCAATTGCGGCTGTGGTCTTATTCAAAGCAGCAAGTGAATAGCTGTAGAACTGGAATGGCAAACCAAGAAGGCCGCTCTCAATGCGAGCATAGCCCTTATACTTCGGGTCTTCCTTCATGCCGAATTGCTCGGCCACACGCATTGGGATATAAACAATACCATCGGTAATGATTGGCTTGTCGGCAGGTGTTCCCATGAGGATTGTGTTCATAATCCCAGAGCTCAAGGCGGAACGGAATGTTTTGACTGTCTCGGGGTCTACACGAGCCTGCTTCTCAATCTCAGCAATCGCCAGATCGTTAATGGCATTTTCGTATTCAGCCTTGGCGCCAGCCTTACGCATATCAGTTACGCCAACATCTTTGGGGCGATGAATGGTGTGCATGATTTCGTGCATCTTAATGAAGGAGACAAGATCATCAGGGCTGTTAATGATCCCAGCCTTGATTGGCTTTACGCCCTCGAGGCGAGGGTTTTCCCAGCCGCGCTCATGCCACATCACATCTTTGATATGCTCTTCATCAATGTAAATCTTGCCTTCTTTCTCACGATAGAAGGCTGGCTTGTATCTTCCATCAGGAGCATATGAGTTTGTGGGACCAGAAACGATCTCTGCCTTTGTGGCAGGGAACTCAACCGTATTGGTCCATGCTTCTGTGTTGGCCAGATAAAAGCCGCTCTCGCCCTTTTGCCAAGGAGCATTGGCAATGGCTTGCGCCTTCTCAGCATCAATACCGTAACGAGCGAGATATTCGACTTCCATCTTGGTGGCTTTGCCTTGAGTCAAGCGAACTGAATAGTCGATCAGCGAGTGGCTGCGAACCATGCCATCAAAGTCCTTGAGGATACGAGTGATTGGAGCCAAGCCGTTGAGCAAGAAGAACGCATCTTTTGCTTTATCAATAAAGTTTGACTGCATTGGGTTGTTGTTCACATCGTCAACAAGTCGCATGTGAGCGCTGCCATTGAGGATTTCCAAAGCCTCACCAGCAAGGCGAGCTTCTTTTGCGCCAAGCTTGAGTTGATTGTTCTTCATAACGCCAAACAAACCCTTGAAGGTTCGGCCCACGCCATGCTCCATCATAATCTTTGCAGGCTCAGAAATGGTAGAAATACCAGCAGAGCCAAGATAGTTGAGCATTGCCAAGTCACGGAGCGCTCGCCCAGTCTTATGGTCAAGTGAGTCGGGGTTGCGAAGAACGGAGCCAGCGACTCGATCATGCAGGTGGCGCATATCCTTCATTGCGGCGTAAGCTTTTTCTGGCGTTGAGCCAGCATCCATCATTTCGTTGAAGGTATCATCAAGCACATCGTCAATGGACTTGCCATTAAACTTGCGGGAGAACTCATAGCGAGGGCCAACACGCTGAACGTATGCCTTCATAATCTTCACTGGATTGCGCTCAATGAAGTCAAGCACAAGAGAGTTTGGAATGTCCAAGACACGGTGCTTGAAGTGCTTTGACTTGCCAGCGCCAAAGTAACCAGCATCAGGATCGAGCGGATCAACATCACCAAGAATGCGATCAATGGTTTCATCAGCACGGCGGGCAATAGATGCAGTGTCGTCCTGCAAATTTACACGCTCATACTTCTTGGTCTTCTCATTGAAGATAACCGTAGAGGGATTGGCCTCATACCAGTCAGTCAGAACCTTGCGGAACTCTTCACGCCGATCAGTGATAGCCTGACGATCCCAGTAACGTGGGCGGAATATGTCTTCGTTCTTCGGGGTAATTGGCCCCATCTCGGCAATCTCATCGAGTTGAGCACGAGCCATATCAAGCTCTTCAGAGAGGCGGTTGAGTTGCCCCTGAAGGCGATCACGGTAATCAGCATTGCGGGCTGTCTCGAGCTTCTTCTGAACGCTGGCAATGCGTTCTTCTCGGCCAGTGGCATAGCGTTCATAGTAAGCCTTATTGCCAATCAATCCCTCATCGCTCAGGCGTGTTTCCCAGCCCTCATAGAATTTGTTCAAGCCCTCGATGGCCTGTGCCTCGAAGTCATTGGCGGGATTAATTTTCTGAATGGCCTTGCGATCCATCTCAGTCAGCCAAGTTTCAAAGTCAGAACGATGAAGCATATAGTCCATGGCGCCAGTCACGCCCTCGCCCGTCGACTCACCCCAGACCTTCAGCAGATTGTCATACGTTGAAACCCACTCGCCCTCATAAAGCTTTGCGCCTTGGAAGACGGAAGGCTCAAGCGCTTGGCCTTTCTTGTTACCAGCAAGCAGCACGCCAGCATCATTTGCGATCTTCAGCGTGTTTAGCTTCACGTTGTTCGGAATAGTGTCGTCTGTGAGTATGCGCTTCATAGGCGTTGTAACGCCCTTGTAGAGCCATGAGTCGGTAAAGAGGTTAGGCGCTATGCTGGCGTCAAACTCTTGGCCCTCTACGGGCTCTATAGCGGCTCTCAGGCTGTTGATCTCCGTCTCGGCAGACCGTTGCGCTTTTACCCGTCGAGCGGCAGGGATAGAGGTCAGCCCACCAAGAGCAGAGCCAATGATAAACGCAGAGCCAATGTTGATTGCTGTCTCTGAAGTTGTATTGAGTGGATCAAACGGAACCCTCAATGCCTCCTGCCCAGCTACAACCGCAGCTGTGCCAGCACCAGTGCGAAGCGCCATGCCTCCAAGCGATGCGCCCCCAGTAAAAGGCAGAGCAATGAGGTTGACTGGATCAAAGATTTCAGCGCCAAACTGGGCAATTATACCAGAGCGGGCGAGCGTCTCTCGTGTCTTCAGTCCATCACGAATGCTGGTCGCCAAGAAGTCCATGTGCTCTGGATTTGTGGCTCGCACAAGAGAAGTCCCGTAATCAATCAGGTCTTCTGGAATATTCTGGCTAGCTACATAGCCTTCCTGCACTCGGTCAGGGAACCTGTTGACCTCTTGAATGCGAGTAATGAGCGGATCATACTTGTAGGCAAGGCTTGCACCGACAGTCTCAAGGAAGGCTGGATCAGATGGAGCCGCACCAATTTCAGGCGCAGCCTCAATCTCGCGGAAGCTATTCAGTGCGTTCTTCATAAAGGCTCACCTTACATTGGCAGTGGGACGAAGCGTGACCCGCGATCTCTGCGAACCTTCTTCAGATATTCTTCTCGGTCTTGAATCTCTTGTTTATTCTCTTCGCTTTCTCTGGCAACTCGTGCCTTTTGGAACTGAGAGATTTCGCTAAGATCAAATGCTGGCCAAATCAATTCGCCTTTGTCTTCATACATCAGCGGGCGAAGCTCATTGGCCTCATCGACAAAGTAAGCAAGATATGAGGCGCCAGCCGTTTGTTCATCGGGAACCAGCATGACCTGCCTGCTATCCGAAACAGATGCACCAGCGCCAAGAGCTCGATAGCCACCACGTGTCGGAGCATTAGAGCCAGAGAAAAGAGAAAAGCCAGATGGAAGCTGCGTCTCGATAGTGCGCAGAAACTCATCCCGATCCTCATCATTTGGAATTGTGGCTTCCAAAGAGTAACGAGAGCGCTTTAGAGAGCCCACGGGGAAACGTGGGTCTGCAATATATTTGGTTTCTGGATACTTCTGGTTGATCAGAACCTCCAAGCGACCATTGATTTGTTTAGCCGATTTCCCTGTAAGGGCAAGATATTCTACCGCAGGCGCAAGCTCGGCCGCAATGATAGGATCAGCAGAGCTAAACCATCCATCCGTATATTCCATTACATAAGCAGTTGGGGTCTTTTTGCCCAATGCGACGTCCATTGCCATGCGTGACTTTGGATCATCCTTGCGCGCAACGAGAGCAGCGGCAATCTCATTTGCTGATCCGCCAAGCGTATTGCGAACCTGCAACACATCATTGAGAAGCTCAAATGTTCCAGCGCTCAGCGCATCACCGAAGCGATTGATTGAAACGCCAGTCGCAGATGGATCGTTTGATAGGCGAGCAAAATGATTAAGCAAGATTTCAGCGCCCTCAACAGGCAAGCCAGAGGCAATGCGATCAAAGTTATCAATCATGCCTTGAGGCTGAACGGTGCGAAGAAGTGAGTAAATTTCTTCGGTTTCAGAGGAACGGTCATTAAGCTTGATACCAAGCTGATCAATCATCTCTTGAGCAAGCTTGCGATCCGCAAGAACGTTGGTGTTACCGCCACCAGTGGCAATGCGGTTCAACTGTTCTTGTTTGGTCAGGCGTTTTTGACGCTCCTCTTCTTCACGAGCAATCTTCACACGAATGCTATCAATGCGACCAGTGATGTCATTTGTATTCTCTGGCGTGGTTTTGGCCAAGATGCCCTGACCAAGCGCAATCTCTTCTGGCGTCATACCATCAGCCTTTTCACCTTGCGTTTGAACAAAGGTTGAAAGGCGATTGAGTGAATCAGAGGTCATGCCAGAAGCGCCAAGGTTAATCATACCAAAGGCACGCTGTTTGTTAAGGCGATCAAGCTCACTCTGAGCCTGTGTGGCCGTGAGCGAGCGCCCAGTCTCGGCTGCAATCTTCTGGCGCATGGCGTCAAACTGAGCATCCGTAATGTCACCCAGCGCTGCCTCTTCACCAAGCGCTGTCACTTCTTGCGCAAGATTGAACTGAGCAACCTGTTGTTCACGCTGATTTCTAATTGAGTTCACATTGGCAGCAAGCACTTCACGAACAAAGCCAGTATCTTCGTTTACGTCAAATAGTTGCGACTCGTGCATTGCATAAACAAACTCACGCTGCTTGGGCGTGAGGTTGGCCATGTCGGCAGGGTTGCGAGTAATAGCAGCCACTCGAAGCTCTTCAACATTACCCTGTGCCGCAGCTTCAATTAGATATGGCTGAAGCATTCCACGGCGGGCGTCCTGCAATGATGAATCGTACTGATCTTGCGTCAGTGAGCCATTCATAAATCTTTGAGCAAGACTGTTTTGAAGGTTTCCAAGAAGCATATTGCTTCCAGACAGGCTGGCTGTAACTGCATTTTGATCTTCGCTTTCAAAGCCAGTAATAGCAATCTGGTTTGAAATGTTTGAGTAACCATCAACATTCTGCTCAAACATCATCGCATTGCGGCGAGCATCTGCTTCCGCTTGCGCCTGCATTCTCAAGATATTGTCACGCTCAACAGCGTCATAGTCAGCACTTACCTTGCCGCTATGAGTAATGACAGCTTCAACATTTGAGGGCTCGATGTATCCAATCAAAGCCTCGACTTGCGGCCGAAGCTCTTTTGGCACTGAGCTCATCATACGGCCACCAGTCCGAACAGCAAGCTGAACTGCATTGCGATCAGCAGAGCTCTTTGTATTACCTATAATGTACTCAAGACCACCTTTGGCAATCGCAGTGTTAAGCTGAGTGCGAGCCTTTGCGTCAGCGCCACTCTTCAGCAAACCAGAGCTTACGCCATTCGCAACATTGCCCACCTCTCGTGCAGCAAGGTCGCCAGACTCGCTGAACTCTGCATCTCCAGTAACCATGAAGCCGCCAGCCAAGGCGCTGTCATATGCCATGTCAGTCGCTTTATCCAAGCCATTGACGATAGACTGAGAAAGCTGCGCACGGGCTCGTGCCGCGGCTCGCGACTGAATGTTAAGCTTGGTGCTGGCAAGAAACTTGGCGCCATTCTCTGCAATGAAGGTCTTGTATTTGCCCTGAGCGTTCTCGGACATAGCGCCAAGATAGTCGCTCATAACCTTCTCATAGCCATTAGCATCGTATGGATACTTCTGGGCAATCTCTTGAGCCTTCATGCGAAGCTCATCTTCCATAGACGCCTCAAAGCGACGATCGACAACGCTCTGATAGGACTGAGCAGCAATGCGTCCAAAACCTTTTGGCGCTTCAAACGCCTCTGGCTTTCCAGTCTCGGGGTTGAATGTGCGAAGGCCAGCTTCCTCTACTGCTTTGGCTGCATCAATCCCTCGTGTCTGCGCCTCTTCAGCAGCAACCTCATAGGTCATTTGCGTGATGTTATCAGCAAAGCGACTGATAGCCTCACCGACCTGCACGCCGCCAGAGCTTGCACGGACAACCCCGATGGGCTGATTGAATACTTGAGCGCGTTGTCTGATTACAGCCATGTGCCTGCCTTACTTTGCCATTTGATATTTATAGAGGCCAGATGTAGCCGTTGATGCCGCAGAGAATAGTGATGCAGTTTTCGCCGCACGGCCCGCAGTACGTTCCGCCGCAGCTTGTTGGCGCCCCTTCATAAGCTCCATTTGAGACTGCGTTCCCATGCGACCAATGTCTTTGCCGATGATCTCTTTCTGCTTGTCCATAAATGCTTTAACGCTACGGTCAGAGCCAATGTCACGACCAGCAGCAGCAAAGGATGCAAGGTTTGCAGAAGAAGCGCTCTCGTACTCGTCCATTCGAGCTTGAGCCATCTGCATTGCTTGGGCCTTGCCAAGCTCCGCTTCTGTCTCAATCCCAAAGGCGTTTAACTCAGAGGCTTCCTTCGCTGCTTGGCCCGCTGAAAGCTGGCCAAAGACAGAGATTGCTGTGCTTCCAAGCATAAGGGCGGCTGTAATTGGTTCCATTAGATTATCAACTCCGCAATGAGGCCGTTGACTTGCATCGGCAGGGGTTCTCCTTGTTGCACTGTTACTTGTGGATCACGGTTGTATCCGAGAACACGGAACTCATGCTTGCCAGAAATCGGCGCTGTGATTGACTTGCTGTATCCGTTTACCTTCACCGATGAAGTATTCACAAGATCGAGCACGGCTGATCCAACGCCACGAATACTGCCAGTCGCAGGGCCACCGCCCATTGTGGCGTCAATCGGATTCGTCACAACTTCAGCAGTGAAGGGAATGCCCACATGGTATGTGTTACCGCTACCGCCAGCAATAGTAACGACACCGCCCGATACAGTCTGACTGCCAAGGTATGACAGGCCATCCTCGCTTACGATAGAGACAGTATCTCCATCCTCAAAGGCAGAGCTTACCGTCACTTCGCCACTGCCATTTGCAACGCCAGTCACATAGCGGTCCAAGCCAATCTGGCCATCAAACTCGCAAAGGTGCATCGAGCCATCTTCGCCCCATACGTTTGTAAAGATGCGGCCGTGAATGGCGCAGATAGAGCAGAAGCTTCCAGCCGTTGTGAAGCGTGTCCAAGAGGCTCTGCGCTCGGCTCTGTTTGAGTTAAACGCAGCGACATCGCCATTGCCGTTGGACATCAAAGCATATGACTCAGGAGTGCCAAAGCCGCCATGAGCAACTGTCATGCAGCGAGGAGATACGATCAGGTGCGAAGCAATCGTTGAGACCGCCGTGGCGGTATAAGCATCCTCACCATCAGTGTAGAGATACTCACGCACAACAGTGCCACCGTTTTGCACAAAGAGCGTGGCGCCATCAACAGAGACAGGCTGAGTAAACTCGCAGCCGTAAGGGGTCTGCAATCTGATCTGCGCATTCGTTGGGGTAATGGCTTGGTTCAAATATGTTGGGATATAAAGCTCGCCAGAAGCACCAAAGATTTGCAGGTCTCTGTTGGAGATCATGTAACGAATTTCATTCACGGTCCCAGTCGCAGCAACCAGTGCGATTGAGTCAGTGTCTTCAGCGTCACCTACGTCAAAGTTAAAGAACGAGCCAATCTGGCTCATCCAGATTGCGTCTGGTTGTGCAAGCGTCCCAGCATAGCAGAGACGATTCTCATGGAAAGCAACCGCAGCAGGATAGCCGCGAACCGCAGAGAAAGATTGCTCAGACCAGTCAGCAGTTGGCGCATGTGTTTGCAGCTTTACATAGCCGCCACCATCCTCCGCAGAAGATGCAGCGCCACCTGCCGTGAAATACCAAGTGTTCTCATCAATGATGCCAGCAACAGTGCGAGTGCCATTAAGGGAACCAGTGTTAATTCCGCCAACCGCAGAAGCATCCTCAATCACAACAACCTCGCCGCCAGAGTAACCATGCTGTAAGTGCGTAACCTCAACGGTTGAACTGCCATCGGAGGTGCGAAGAGGATTGAGAACTGACAGGCGGATGCGCAGAGTATCAACGATATTGCCCACCGCAACAGTCGGGCTGGTGATAGAGGTGATTTCAATTTCTGATTCGTGATATCGAATAATCGTACCAACGTGATCAGCAACCCAATAGTCTTCACTGACGGTCAGCGTAACGCCAGTGCCGGTCGTGGCGCTGGGATCAAGCGTAGCTCCGTTTGATTGGAACGCAGTATAGGGCTGGAATACAAGTGATCCATCAAGCCGCTCATCAAAGCTGAAGGGTGTAACCTCAAAGCTTGTAAGGCTAGTGCGGATCAACATGCGAGGCATGAAGAGCGGGTGGCAGATGAACATAACATCGCCATACTGAGCCGTGGTGTATTGGTTCAGATAATCCTGATCAAACGGCAGAGCAGCGCCATTCGTATCCAAGGTTACTGTATCAACGAGCGTTACATCGCCATCGAGCTCCAAGTGGAAGCATCGAATTTTACTGGCCTCAATCGAAATGATGTATTGCTCATCATCAGAGAAACGAAACGCAAAGAGGTGAGACTGCGCTGGGTGATCAGGGTCAAACGTAATGTCAGTGTAGTTGTAGATATGCTTCAGGCCATCACGTTTCTTGACGCTGCCCTCAGACATCACGATCATATTCTGCAAACTTTGTGCAGAAGCAGAATAAACAGGGCTATCAGTACGCATCAAGAGCGAACCGCTGACCTCACCAAACTGAAAGCTGTTGATTGGGACACGGAGCTTTTGCATTAACTGCGCCTTTGAGCAATGAACCTTGAGGTATAGAGCTTCTGCGTGGTCTGCCGCTGTGAATCAAGTCGGCGGGCCTGCATCATTTGCGTAGCCGCTTTCTGCTCCATGAGTTGAGATAGTGTGGCGTCTCGAGCAACAGAAGTTGCGAGCACCGCGGCCATTGAATACTCAACGGCAATCGTGAAATAAGGAGCCCACTCGGACTCAGAAGCACGATAAATGTAATCAGCAACAACCTCTTCGGTGTCTGATACATCGCAATAAATCTTGTCGCCGTAAGTATCGAATACAATGGGCGAGTCATTCACTGTCACCGCAGAGACAGTAAGCGTTCCAGAGGGAAGCTGATAAGCTGCGTCAAAGCGTCCAGTGGGCGTAGCAACAATGCGGCTAAGAACGGATTGATTGGTCGCAAAGCCCCACCGAGAGTTGGTCAGGGCAGCGCGGGCAATGTCTTCATACATTGCATCGCAGACATCAGCCTCCACTGTTCCATCCGTGAAGGACAAAATAGGAGAGCCGCCCATCAAAATAGATGCGCGGGAACAAACTTTAATCGCTGTGTTCGCTGTATCTGGCATGTAAGTTTGGGGGGCCGAAGCCCCCCACCTTTATCAGTTGTTGTCGAGGACTTCGTAGATGCCGTTGCTGTCGATTGCTACTGCGCCCATTGACATCATTGATGTCGCAAGGTGCGCAACCTTCTCAGGCACATAGTTGATCTCGGTGGCAACGTCTGCGTTTACACCAAGGCCAACCGCAGTTGTGTGGTAGGCAAAGTTTTTGCCGCCAGCTACTGCCGATGTTGAGAAAATCTTGAAGCCAAGGAACTCTTTCATCGTCATGCCGCCTGCGAATGGCAGGTTCTGTGGGCCAACGTAGTCGCTTGAAGCAAACTCATTGATCGAGAACAGGTCAGCAAAACCAGCAGGTGACATAGCGATGTAACGCTGGCCATCTTCTGGAATGTCGGCTGTGCCAAATGTCTCAAACAGAACCAGAAGGTCTGCTTTACCGAGAGCACCTGTGGTGTCTGCGATCTGAGTTGCGTTTGCGCCTGCGTCCATTGCAGCAATGAGAAGCTCATCTGTCTTGCGACCGAGTGCAGCAGCAGCAGAAGTCGCTACGGCTTGGCGCTCGTTGATGTTGATCTTCAGTTCATCGAGCTTATCGATGTATTCCGCTGCGTAGAAGTCAGCCATTGTGGCTTCAACATTGGTGTGCGCGAGCTCCATAGGAGTTACGTTACCGTTGCGTGACTTCGTTGACGCTGTGCCAGCGCCGATCTTTTGGAAGCGTGCAGTTGAGCCGCTTACGTTTGTTGAGCGAACTGTGTTGCGCAGCTTGGAGCCCATGCGCTGATACGCCATGTGAACTTCAGTTTCAAACTGCTTGATAAATGCTTGGTCGATTGTGTTAGCCATTGGAGCTATCCCTATAAAAGTTGCTGTAAACGGGTGTCCGTTCCTTCACTTCTGCAAGGGTGTCCTCTCGGGCCTCTCAGTGCATCACGGGCCGTGATGTGGCCGAATGAACACTATCCGTGTCCAAAATGCAACGCACAAAATGAACGGTCAGATTGCCGTTATCATCCTCAAAGATAAGCTCTGGCATAAATCCAAGATGAACCAGCCAGTTATGGATGAATGTATTCTCTGACCAGACATTGCAGGACAGGCTCGGATAGAAGTGGTGATAGAAGTCTACCAGTTCAGGGGAGGCTTTCACAAAGGAGCGCCAATGCTTGCGTATTCCCTTGGCAAACATGGTCCACATAACGCCCTGATCAACGCCACATAGGGCCATAACCTCTCCGTCAAACTTAACTGCGTGGGTCATGTCGCCTTCAAGCAGGCGAGGCAATAGCTCTTCGGGTGTATCTTCATAGAGCTCAACAATCTCTCGCAGGTTTTCCTTGCTGAGATTGCTTTTCAAAGCGTAAACGTCCTCAAGCTCTGCTTGATAGAGCTCGAGGCCGTGGCTTTTTAGTATGGCTTTAACCATAAAGCTTCTTAAAACCTTCTTCTACCTGACGCACAAAGGCTGCGTCACGGTGAACTGGATGGTGATAACGATCATCCTTCATCATTTCACGCAGGTCAGCCTCAGAAGCGCCAGCACTTGGCGCTGTATTGCCAGAGAATGATCCATCCTTCATGGCTTCCATGATGTGCTCAAGAGCAACGATGCCCTCAGAGCTTTCGCACATACGCTCAATGGCTGGCAGTGCATCCTTTGGGAAGAACTTGTTGGCAAACATAGAAGCCGCAGAGATACGATCAGACGCATTCTCGCCAAGCTTGGCAGTCTCAGCCTCAAGGTCAGGACCATCAGCCATGCCAGATGCCATATACATCTCGATGCCCTTCTGGAACTCGTCTTGGCTGTAGCCATTCTCGAAGGCGTGCTCTGCCCACCAGTTAAGAAGCTCGCTATCAACCGCTGACTCTGGGTCTACGGTCTCTGGAAGCTGATAGTCGCCCGCTGTTTCGGGTCGCTCCGCGTAGGCTTCCTGCTGTAGCTCATCCATAATGGAATTACGGAGCTCTTCGTCCTTGGCGCCGATCTTTGACTCAAGGGCTTTGTATGCCTTGGCCAAGTCTTCTGGTGATTTGTATTTCTCTGGGAGCCACTCTGGGCGCTCACCTTCATTTGACTGTTGCGTTTCTACAACAGTCTCCGTGGCCTGAGCTTCCACCGCCTCTGGTGCTGCTTCTGCTTCGCCCTGCATCAATGATTCGGTCATGTCTTACTCCTGTGTCCATGTGAGATGCGCTGCTCGATCAAGCCAACGATGTAACGCTGGCCCTCGATGTGGCGCAATTCTTCTGTTGTGACATTGGGGCCGTTGACCATCTCGATGGTGATGGAGCGCAGATACCGAAGAACCTCTTTACCTGTGGGGCTTTCGAATATCTGCGCTACATTTTGACTGATCTGTGAATCAATCTCGGATTTACGTTGGTATCCGTCAATACCAATATTAACCTTGTTGCTCAACTGGCATCCCTTGCTGTTGCTGCGCCATTTGCTGCGCTATTGCAGCTATTTGTTTACGCTGTTCTTTATCTCGAATCAAGCGTTCTGGCACACCAAACTTTTTGGCAAGGTAAACGGCAGACTCTTCACCATCGATAAGCAACTGAAGCATCTCTGGTCCAAAGGCGCCACCAACCATCTCAAGGAAGCGAGCAACCGTTGTGATGTCTTGGTTTGCTTGAGCCTGAGCAAGCGGAGAAGTCGCACGAATTTTGACCTCACGGCCATTAACCGTTGGCAATTCAATGCGACCCTGCTTCTTCAGGATATAGATCACACGCTGAATAACAGGCTGAACAAGCTCTGACTGCAAGCGACCAAAGGCAGCACCCATGCGGCGAGACAGGTCTGCCATGCGCTCTGCAACTTCAGTCGCAGTGGCAGGCGTCTTGTCTGGATTGCCGAGCATATCGTTGTAGAGAGCGTTCTTGATGTTCAAGCGCATATCGCTGAGAACAAGCTGCGCTACATCAAAGCGGCCAGCCGCCTGAATAGGCTGCAAGCCAGCACTGCCCATCGCTTTTGGAATGATAGAGCCTGGAACAAGCTGGATCGTATCAGGGTTCACAACGCCATCATCTTCCATTTGATAGATGCCAGAGATTGCCATTTGCGCATTCTCAAGGATCAACTCAATGGTCAGGTTCGTGGTCTTGATTGCAGACAGCGCATTGATCAGTGGGCCACGGCCATAGACTTCGCCAGCACACTTGGTCCAGCGGAAGCAAACGTATGGATTGGCGCCAACACCCTGCATCTCTTTCTTGTGAAGCAGAGTTTTGGTTGTCATGCAGATTGCATAGTGCAGGTAAGCCTCTTGATTGCGCTTTGCATAGTCTCGGCAGACTACCTCAAGCACCTCAGTCGTGTCTTCTCCGCTCATGCGCTGCATGACCTGCTTATCAAACGTGGCGTTTGGATAGAGCAGATCGAGGTGGGCATAGCGAACCTTGTGGCGAACACGATAAACGTGGTCGATCCGATCATCTGGGCCAGTATCAAGCACCACATGAGGCAAAGGAATGGCGGAGAATACGATCGGGTTGAGCGCATCACCCTCTTCAACCGCAAGAACACCTGTTCCAACCGCCAAGTCCATGAACGACTCATGCACTTCTTGGCCAAAGTTTGAGTTCTGAATGATGTCAAAGACGTATTCAGTCACCTCATCGAGCTCATTGTCTACTGCGTCACGCTCTTCAGGCGGGACTTCACTGCCTGCAATCAGGTCAGCCCAGCGTGCAAAGTTTGGAACAATGCCATGCTGCAAGCGGCTGGCAAATTCCTGCACGCCGACAACCGCAGTTTCGTCAAAGATTTTATCATCTCGACGTTGGCCTGCAGTCTCGGAATAGAACGACTCACGTTGAGGCAGTGCATACTCATAGCACTCCTCAAACAACGGAACCCAGTTCTCACGAAAGGCTTTGGCCTTGTCGTAGCTCTGGAGGTATTTCTTTGCGATTTGATCCATTAGTTAAACCGCTGCAAATAGCCCGCGCCGCCGCCTGAAGAGGTGAACAAAGAACGACGACCTTTGCCGCCACGCTTGCCCTGACGCTGAGTGCGAGCGCTCAGCGCTTCGCTGATGTCTTCGCGCTTTTGTTTCGCACGATCTTCAGCTGCCTCACGGTTTACATAGTCCGCTTCGACACGCTGCTCTGCTGCTGCTTGTTGTTCGGCCTGAGAAGGCCCGCCGCCACCACACATAATGAATCTCCTTCTGGTTTCACACTGATACGCACAGAAAACCGAAGTCTTCAATGCACAAACTAGAGCCTAGACCAAAGGCTCGGCTTCTTTCGTTGCTTTGGGCCGCGACTAAACACATCGAAGTCACGCTTGGCAACCGTTGGCTGCGCTGGCTTCTGACTATTCATCAAGGCTCGGCCCTCACCAGCACCCAAGAAGAGGTATTGAGCCGCATCGTGAATGTGAGAGAACATGTTTTTGTCTGGCTTATCAGCATACCGCTCGCCAGAAACCTCCATGCGCTTGTAAGCATAGCCGCCCTCAAAGCCTTTGATCAACTGCTGGCAACGAGGGTCGATCAGAAGCACAGGCTTGCCCTCAATCATTTTGGTAAGCTGCGAGCTTACTGCTTCAAGGCGTAGATCAACGGAGTTTGACGGGGCAGGGAAGGCTCGAAGGCCAGCGCCACGCAAGATATGGAAGGGCGTAGACTCATCGGTCTGCGCTCGGAAGTCACCAGCAGGGTCACCAATGATAATAGCCTCAGAGGCCGCAGCAAAACGTGTCGCAAGCTCATTTCTCAGCACCTCTGCGAAGCGCACGATGCCCATATCAATGGCCACGATCTCCGATTGCAGGAACCAGCGGCCTCGAACCTTCTGGCCAAGCACGGCGGCAGGGGTAAGACCGAAGTCAACGCCCACATAGACTGGGTGTCCAGCCGCAATGGGTATCTCTTCCTTGGCAACGTGAACTTCTGGGGCGAACATTGGATACACTGGCTTGCCTTCCTGAATATGGCCAAGCCTATTCATCACATAGACGTCAATCCATGATTTGGTCTTACCGCGAATGAGGTTCGGGTAATAGCTCTTCATCATATTGGCTTGGTTTTCGGCGGTCTTGCTCGGAACATAGTCCTGAATCTCGCCATCCTCGCCCTTAACCTCAGTCATGCCAGAAGGCTGCGTAAAGAACTCCCAGTTATCTGGCTTCACCAGCATCTTTGCCTGCTCACGGGGGATGTGATCTGGCACTGGAACCTCGCCAGACATGATCGGCCACCAGTGATCCTCTTCAGGAGCGTTAGTATCCGCAATAACGCCAGTCCAAGACGGGCCACCATCACGCATAGAAGGATAACGACCCACACGCATGGTGCAGGCGTCAATAATGCTCTTTGGAATCTCACGAGCCTCGTTAATCCAGATGCCAGTAAGCTCAAGAGACAGAAGTTTCTTCACATCTTCAGGCCGATCAAGCGCAAGGAAGATAACCTCGAGCTCAATATCGCCCTTCTTGATGTTGTGAGTGTATGGAACAGACCAAGTGAACTTGCCCCAGTCCGATTCAGGGAACCAGTCCAGCCAAGTCTTAATTGTTGTGGTGCGAAGCTGTGGGTTGGTGTTACGAATGATTGCCCATCGGCTTTTTCGCACCCCTTCTGCGTTTGGTTTCTGCTCCAAGGCACGACGAAACACCTCGATGCAGCAACCAACAGACTTACCAGAACCAACGGGGCCACGAATGCCACGGAAGAACGTGTTGTTCTTCATAAATGCTTTCAGCACCTCACCATCTGGCTTGTATTTGAAGTCAACCATGACGCCTCATAGGCTCTGTATGCCGCTATCAACGCCAACCTTGATCATGCGGGCGGCAACCTCTGGGCCAATCGCCTCAATGATCTTGTCGGCTTCGTAATCATTCACAAAGTCCTTCGGGTGGTGCTTCATATGCACCACCTTCACGACCCGTCTGAGCGTATCTCGCTCACGCTGAGAAAGAGTATTGATAAAGCTCATGATTGATTCGCCCGCCGCAAGAGTGACTTCTCAAACTTGCGAATCTTCTTCGTGCGATTGTATTCCGCTTCGGTTACAACACGTTGCTTATTGCGCTCTTTCTCCAAATAATCTCTGGCTGCGTCTTCGCCTTTTGTTTCAGCAATCAACTTGCGCTGAATACGGTGGCGAGCACGAAAAGCCTTGTCGTTCTGGGAAACCATGCGGTCATATCTGGCCTCCATGTTCT